AATATATTCAGATAGTAATTTTAAATTATTAGAGGGGTTGCAGCTAGTTCTAATAAGATCCTCCTTTAATTTAGGCACCTGAATAGAAGTAAATGGAACTTCTAACATTTCCTCAACTAATTTAAAATTTCTATCATATACATGATATGAATCTATTATATGAGTATATTTTCCTAATTCTAAATTAGGATAAGTTGATTTAAGATGACTTAACATTTGTTGTTGGAGTACGGTAAAGAATGCGATATCAGTTGGAGTTCCTAATATAGCATCATTAGAACGCATATGAATTGTTAAATTAAGTCGATTTTCTCTTATTTGCCATATACCGTATAGCGTACAGACAAAATCTTTATTTCCATCGTATTGATGTTCAGGAAGATTAAAGTGCATTATTGCTTGCCTTGAATCTGGATCCTTTTTTAGGCAATCTAGAGCCCATCCATATTGAGTTTTAGCAAATCTATTCTTTTTCTTAAATAATAGATTTCCATATGAAGAATTAACTGTTCCATCTTCATTTTGAATTGTTTCCCAGAATGAAGCGTATTTTTTTATGAATTCTACATCATTTCTTCCTAGAAAATACCACAAAAATTCAGCTGAGATATATCTAAGCTGAGATCCTCTTCTTTGATTATCATACAAACAAGACAAAGGATTTAATATTTCTAGAGTAACCCCTAGATTTTCTTTTATTTTTAATCCTCTAGGAGAAGACTCGTATTCCGGACTAAAGTAAAGATCTCTAAGACTAGATTCGTATACGGTAGAAAAATTGTCAGCTGAATATACTCTCATTTTTAATGATTATTATATTTATTATACTAATATTTAATTAATAGTTTTAGGAAGCTTGGGTTGCTATCATTGATTCTATTCTCATTTCAGAGAAATGATTTGGCATATTGACCATTATCTTTTTATCAAAAAATTCTTCGGGTAGGTTATCATGAGATACTACGAATATTGTCATATTATAAATATTGGCGTATTCTCTTAATATCTCTATTGCCTTATAAACATTAGTCTTATCAAGGCCGCTAAATATCTCATCAAGAAACATAACATTCATTTTATTATGCTTCATTTTAATAAGCTCAATGAAGGCTAAAAGTATTATCAGATTCATCTTTTTTCGCTGACCTGTAGATAGACTCTCAGGTGAGACTTCCATGCCTAGATAATATACAATTGGATTAAATTCGCTGTCGAAAGAGAATGTAAACTTAAAATCTAATCTGTTTGATATTTCGGATATTCTTCCGTTTAGAAGAGGAATGACTCTTTCAATCAGCATCTTTTTTATTCCTCCATCTGATAAAATATCGTCTAACGTACTATATAAATCAATTTCTTCTTGATACTTTGATTTTTCTTTCTTAGTTGATTCTATTTCTGATTCAATTGATTTTATTATAGACTGAATTGAGCCTTCTTGTGAAGATGATTTATCTCCTTTTAGAGCATTTAAACTATTTTCTAGAGTTTTTAAACTAGATTGAACGTCATAAAAATTAGACTTTTCAGTATCTTGATCGGATTTTATTTTTTTAATTGCATCTGCCATTTTTTTATGCAAATCAACTAATTGTTGTAATATTTCTTCTTCAGATTTCTTTCTATCTTCTATTTCTTTTTTTATTGAGAGAGAAGATCCGCTGGTTAAATCACTTAAGCAATGTGGACACTTGTTAGATTGATATATTTTTATTTTCTGATCCAATTCTGAGATAGACGACTTAGATGTAGCAATTTTATTAATATGCTCAGTTACTTTTAAATTAAATGAATCTATTTTAGACTTTAATTGTGTAAACTTATCTTTATGAAAGTCAAGTTTCTTTTTATTATCAGTGATGTCCGATTCCAATTCTTTTATTTTAGAATCGTTGTCTTCCTTGATTTTATTTCTAAGTTCCTCTAATTGATTCATAGAACTTTCTAACAAGGATTCATTTTTTCCAATTGCAATGTCAAGAGAAGATGCTCCTTTAGATGCTTCCTTCAAATCCTCCTTTACTTTATTTCTCATTAAGGTTAATATATCTATTCCAAAAATAGGATCTATTATTTTTCTCTTATCTGACGTAGATAGATTAATAAAGGATTTAAAGTCATCAAAAGAAAGACTTATTGTGTTGCAAAATGTTGAAAAGTTTATATTTAATATTTCTTCCTCTATAAACTCATCGACTTTTCTTTTGTCAGGTAGATTATGATCGATCCCGTTTACCGTAACCTTAGTAAAATTAGGATCAATTCCACGTTCAATAACTATAGTATCTCCTCCTGAGGTTTCAATTTCATTATATGTATAAGTAGACTTATTAATCCAATTTGGGATATCTTTCATTTTCCTTATTGCAGATCTTCCATACGCAGAAACAGTAAGAGCCTCTTTAATAGAAGATTTTCCAGAACCGTTTTCTCCTTCGATTAATACTAATTCTGGAGAATCGCTAAATACATACTCTTGTATCTTATTTCCATAAGAAAGTAGATTCTTCCATCTGAATTTTTTAAATTTCATTAGTCGTTGGATTTATTATTTTTAAGCTCGTCGCTAATCTCTTTAAATTTTTTATAGATCAATTCAGATTTATCGGTCGGAAGTGATCTGGCCTTCAGATATTCACTTAGAACATCAAAAATGTTATATTCATAGTTACTAATGTTTAGATTGGAATCGTCTACCTGAATTGACTCAGATGAATACGGCTGAAATTCCAACCTTCTCATTCCGCTGTCCTTTAATATATCTATGAATTTAGTAACTGGAAAAATGCTCGCAAATGCATGCTCTATGTAGATATCTACAAAGTTATTTTGTATTTGATTTGAAAATTCACTTAGAGACATATTTAAAATTTCCTGAGCATTGTATTTTAAAAATTTAGGAGAATGAGTATTCTCTATAAATCTTTCGGTGATGGTTTCACCTTCAATATCTAATACGTAGTAGCCTTTGGTATTTCCGCAGTCTCCTCTATCCATTTGATATGGAGTTCCCACATATACTACATTGTTTTTAGTTTGACGAATATGAATATGTCCTGAGTATATCTTTTTAAATCCTGAAAGATCTGAATATTCAACACCGTGCTCTAATTTAATTGTCTTACTTAAGGATGCTCCTTTTATATCGGCATGACAAAACATATAGTCACATCTATTAAATCTCTTCATTTCAGATTTAAATCGATCGACTGAATCTATCCATGGAAACATTAGCATTTTATGCTTGGCGTTAATTGTTATGGATTTAGGAGAACTATATACAAAAAAATTATCGAACATTCCATCCATTCCCTCTAGAGAATGAACATCGGTTCGATCTTTATAATATACATCATGATTTCCTACAATGACGTGAACTCCTTTTTTAAATTTAGAAGTAAGGGCCTTAGCGATCTGTATTGAGACGTTTTGAATCCTAACATTAGTTGACTCTCGCACGTGATGCCAATCACCAACTTGTATCAAAATATCTAGCTCTGGATCAAATCCATCTGCGTCAATCGACTCGATAAAATTCTTTAATAAGTATTGGGATTGTATTTCTACCCATTCAATGGAGGCATTTTTAATTCCTAAATGCAAGTCTCCAAGAATATAAATTCTGCGTATATTATTAAGCATATAATTTGTTTTAATACATTCTCTTTTTATTAAATTTTCCGTCTAAAAAATTATACTTTTTATTGAGCTCAAGAATCAGATCCTGTTGATGCTCTACATCTAGAGCATCGAATAATCTTCGATAATCTTTTACTGGATCTCCTGAATTTATATTTAAAATTGAAGCTAATACTTCTACAATATAGATTGGATTATAGAACTGTCCATCCTCTAATTCAATTGATATTTTTTTAGTAATTTCGCCATAACACCAATTTATTTCATCCTTAGATAATTTAATTTTATTATTAAATTCATTCTTATATAGGACAGTTTTAAGATTGGCATCTTCTTCTATCATTTTAAATATTTGATCTACCCCCAGATTATAATCCATTGTTTCTTCACTCTCATAGATATCTTTTAGATAACTATCTGAATATGAAGAATTTATAGATATTACACTTTTATATTCATAATCATCTTCCCCTAGTCCTTCTCCGGTTTTATAACCATTGTTAAAGATTTTATCTTCTCTTTTCTTTTTGTTGATATTGTCTTTATAATCGTCATCTCTGTTATTTTCTTTATCTAACATTCATATTTGATTATTTTTAGATGGAATTAAATAATTCCTCATACTCATCATCTGCAATAGATGATGGGCTGTTATTAATCTCAGATTTGACAGTTATTGTTTGATATTCTTCTCTAATTTCATCTTGTAATTTGTTAGCGGTATCATCATCGCTATAATATTCACTATTCATTCCTCTTTCTTCAGAAAGTCTAAAAAAGTCTTTTTCCATTGCATAGAATTTATAGCTCTCTTCATAACCATTGTCTCTGTTTGCAATTACCTTTATTTTCATTCTACTTTCTAGCGGACTTCTCATTAGTCCAAACAAGGAATCGACAGTGTGAACTAGACCAAAAGATTCAGCAACTGAATCCATTCCAAGATCAAAGTTGTCAACGTCATCTCTTTTAATTTGAGTAGCTGATATGATACACCATTCGTTTCTCATAGCAACTCCTCTTAGTTCTTCACAGATTACTTTTATCTTTTCATATAAACCGTTTTGGTCTTTTACCGGTTTTAAAAGATTTAAGTAATCTACTACTACAACTTTAAATTTTTTGTTTAATTTATTCTCAAGGCGAAGAAAGTGATTCTCAATATCAATGGCGGTTGCTCCTCCTGTTGGAAATTCAACTACTTCTAGATATCCTAGATTTCTTCCCATAGATTTAAGTTCGTTTATCTTGTCCTCGATTAATTTTGCATTCTCATCGTCGTTTATATTCTCATAATCGTCTTTAGGAACACTTAAAATATTAGAACCAATTCTTTTCATATAGCTTCGATCTGCTAATTCTACTGTAACTAGACCAGTATAGTTACCGTGTAAGAAAGATCGAGCAGCAATGTTTCCTAATACCATTGATTTTCCAACCTTCGGTCTTCCTTGAAAAACCACTAGAGTTTTAAGATTCCATCCTCCACCTAAGGTTTTATCAAAAAATTGAAATCCGCTTGGGGTTCCAATTTTAGGAATTTGAATGTGAGATTTTGGATCAAAGAAATTTAATCCATTGTTTACGCTATTAAAATTTATAGATAGTTTAGTGCTTATTTCGTTACGTACTTTTTCAGTTATAGAGTTTATGTTATCCGGATTGACTGCCGCCGTT